AGCTTCTGTAGAGCTCCGCAGTTCAAGACCTTGGGGGTAAGCTTGACCCATGCCAAACCCACCGAAGCCAGTCGAGCTAAAAATCTTGCAGGGCAACCCTGGCAAAAGAGCCTTGCCTTTGAACGATGCCATAGCCCCAATGGAGTACGGATACCGCGAACCGCTACGCGAACTGGGTGTTGTTGGCAAGCAATTCTGGGATTCAATCTTTGATGCCGGTGAAATCTGGATCAGCATAAGGACCGACACCGAGCTTGTGCAACTTGTCTGTGAGCAGCTTGACCGGCGAGAGCTAATCAAAGAACAGATACAAGCCGACCCGACTGACCCTGTTTGGTTCAGACAAGCCAACGAGATCGAGAAGCAGATTGTTGCGAGCTTGTCATTGCTTGGATTCACACCAGCCGACAGGACCAGACTTGGCCTTGTATCAGCCAAGACCAAGAGCAAGCTAGAGGAATTACTAGCCAAGAAGGCCCAGCGTGGATAGTTGGCCACCGACTTATCTAACCCCTGTTGACCAGGAGAGCATAGATCGCGGTGATGGCAAGTACGCTATCGAGTTCACCGAAGCCTTTGGGTCTATCGGTAAAGACGGCGTTGCAGGTAGAGCAGGTCAAGCCCTACGACTAAGACCCTGGCAACAGGAGCTAATCAAACTTGTCTATGCCAAAGACCCTGATGATGGCCTCAAGTTTAGGACTGCCCTAATTGGTATGCCTCGAAAGAACGGCAAGTCAGCTCTAAGTTCAGCTGCCTTTGGTCTTTATTCTTTGATTGCTGAGGGAATCGAGGGTGGCGAGGTTTACTCAGTTGCAGCAGAAAAGGAACAGGCTCGAATCGTATTCGGTGAAGCCAAGAGGATGGTTGAGCAGTCCGAGCTGTCAGAGCTTTGCACCTTGTATCGCGATGCAATCTTTGTGCCTTCAACTAACAGCGTTTACCGAGTCGTATCTGCCGAGGCTTATTCCAAGGAAGGTCTAAACCCTAGCCGAGTAATCATGGATGAGCTCCACGCTCACAAAGACCGAACCCTATTCGATGTATTCCAGCTCGCTATGGGAAACCGAGGCAAGCTTGGTCAGCTAATTGCCATCACGACAGCAGGTCAAAAGACCGACATGACCGGACAAGACTCAATCGCCTACAACTTATTCCAATACGGCAAGCGAGTTGCCAGCGGTGAAGTAGTTGACCCTGCTTTCTTTATGGCTTGGTGGGCAGCACAAGATGAGGCAGATCATCACGACCCCGAGGTCTGGAAGTCTGCCAACCCTGGATACGATGACTTAGTTTCTGCCGATGACTTTGCCTCAGCAGTTAGGCGAACACCAGAGCCAGAGTTTAGAACTAAGAGATTGAACCAATGGGTCAGCTCGATGAACGCTTGGTTGCCTAACGGCACCTGGCAACCCTTGTCTGAGGAGCGTGAATTGCTACCCGATGAGGAGATTATCATTGGCTTTGACGGCTCATTCAATGGTGACTGCACAGCTTTAGTCGGTTGCACAATCCCTAAAGAGGATGAAAAGCCTTACCTGTTTATGATTCACACTTGGGAAAAGCAACCCGAGGACACCGATGATTGGCGTGTAAACACCCAAGAAGTCGAGGATAAAATTATCCAATTCTGCTCAACTCACACTGTAAAAGAGATTGCCTGTGACCCTTATCGCTGGCAACGATCTATGGATGCCATGCTTGAGATGGGCTTGCCTGTTATTGAGTTCCCTTCAACCAGCCCAAGCCGGATGGTAAGTGCTTGCCAAAAGTTCTACACCTCGGTCACCGAACAGACCATGATCCACGATGGCAACCCACTACTCGAGCGACACCTAACCAACTCAGTTGTCAAGATTGACCGCTTGGGACCAAGAATTGTAAAAGAGCACCGAGGCTCACCTCGAAAGATTGACGCAGCAGTCGCAGCGGTCATAGCCTTTGATAGGGCAACAGTTGGTAGAGTAGAGGCTGAACAACTTGTCCCACAATTCTTTATCTAAGGCGGTCATGGGAACCTCATTACAAATAGCAGGTGCAGTAGCAGTCACCGCTGGCGTGGCCCTAATCTTTGTACCAGCCGGACTCATCATTGGTGGCGTATTCCTGGTCTTGTTTGGCCTTGCTGCCGAAAGGAAATAACTAAGTGCTAAACAATCTATTCGAGCAGCGAGCAATTAGCTTTCAGACAGTTTGGGGTGCCGGCAATGACCTCGATGTAATGAATCAGTCGGGCACAATCGTAAACAACGAAACTGTATTCAAGGTCAACGCAATCTTCTCAGCGGTCAGTCTTATCTCTGACACAATCTCAACCTTGCCAGTTGATTCTTACATTCGCAGAGATGGTGCTCGCTTCGCTTTTAGACCTAGACCAGCTTGGGTACAGCAACCAGACATTGACACAACCAAGGAAGCCTTTTATGGCTCGCTGATTGTTTCTATGTTGCTTGATGGCAACGGCTTTGTGAGAACTTTCAAGGATCGTCAAGGTCGCGTTGTAAACATGACAGTGCTAAACCCAGCCAAGGTAGAGATTCGCAAGGACAAGATTGGCTCGGTTATCTACACCTACGAGGGTGAGGGTAAGCCACTTACTAAAGATGAGATCATTCACATCCCAGACCTAGTTCGCCCAGGTGAGATTCGCGGTATCTCTCGCGTGACTGCACTCAAGGATAACTTCGGACTTGCTATTGCACTTGAGTCCTACGCAGCTAGATTCTTTGGTCAAGGTGCAAGCACCAACGGCATCATCGAGTTCCCTGGCAACCTAACACCAGAGCAAGCCAAGAACCTTGTTGACGGCTTCGATGCAAGACACAAAGGATTCAGAAAAGCCCACAAGACCGGAGTGCTATCGGGTGGAGCTAAGTTTGTCCAGACCACAGTAGAAAATGACAAGGCACAATTCCTAGACTCTCGCAGAATGGCAGTCGAGGATGTAGCCAGAGCGTTCAACATCCCACCACACCTACTAGGTCTGCCAGGGACCAACACCTACTCAAGCGTTGAGCAAAACAACATCGCCTTTGTGACTCACACACTTCGCCCAATCGTGCAGAAGCTAGAGTCAGCGTTCACACCTTTGATGGCAGCAGAGCCAGGTGGAGCCACAGCCTTTATCAAGTTCACACTCGATGGCCTACTTCGCGGAGATGCTGCAACACGCTTCTCGGCTTACTCAACAGGTCTGCAAGCTGGATACCTAACCATCAACGACATCCGCAGACTTGAGGATCTACCACCGGTTGCAGGTGGCGAGATTATTAGAGTGCCACTAGCCAATGTGAACATTGACGCAGCCGAGCTAGTCGCGACAGACAAGCGAGTCGGCATGGCTCAGAAGCTAGTCAACTCAGGATTTGACCCAGCCGATGTGCTATCAGTCATGGGCCTACCTGCTATCCAACACACAGGCCTACCAACAGTTCAACTACAAGGAATCGCACAGGTCAACCCAGAGGACCCAGAAGCCGCTTACGAGGTCAAGTAATGATAAACCCAGCAACTTACAACATCACCGCTTACCAGGGTGCAACTTATGACCTAAACATGACTTGGAAAATCGCTGGCACAGCAGTTAACCTAACTGGCTACACCGCTGCAATGCAGGTAAGAGAAAACGCCGATGCTAGTGCAACAATCCTAAGTTTGACAAACGGCTCAGGCATAACCCTTGGTGGAACTGCTGGCACAATCGCCATCGCTGTGTCAGCCAACACAATGGGCTCTGCTATCGCTGGCAACTATGTTTATGACCTTGAACTAAACTCTGGCAGTCAGGTGACAAGACTTATTCAGGGATTATTCGCTATCCAGGCTGAGGTCACTAGGTAATGTCCCAAGTCACACTGGAACTAACTGAAACCAGCACAAGCATCGAGGTTGATGAAACCAACGCTGCTGTCAATGTGACTGAAACCTTTACAACGCTAGATCTAGGCAACGCTGGTCCACAGGGTGCAACAGGGGCAGGTGTTGCTGTTGGGGGAACTACTGGGCAGATTCTTTCCAAGATAGATGACACAAACTACAACACACACTGGATAGACAACTTTGCAAGTCAGCTCAAGCATGAGGTAAAGCTTGGCGAGGCTATCTCTAAAGGTCAGGCAGTTTATGTGAGCTCTGCCAGTGGCACAAACATGATTGTGTCAAAAGCTGACAACACAACCGAAGCAGCCTCAAGCAAAGTAATGGGCTTGTTAGAAACTGGTGGCTCAACTAACGCTCTAGTCAAGGTTGTCACAGAAGGTCTTTTGGCTGGACTAAACACAAACGCTGCAACAGCCGGAGATGCTGTTTGGCTAGGAACTGCTGGCAATCTAATCTACGGATTGGCTAATAAGCCGGTAGCCCCAGCCCACTTGGTTTACATCGGTGTGGTGACTCGCAAAAATGCAAACAATGGTGAAATCTTTATCCAACCTCAGAATGGCTTTGAGCTAAATGAGATTCACAATGTGTTGATTAGCAACCCTCAAAATGGTGATGTGCTCAAATACAACTCATCACTCGGACTATGGCAGAACGGACAACCATAATGCCCTACTTTATCTCTGACCAGACAGATTGCCCTGAGTGGGCAGTAGTCAAAGAGGATGGCGTGGTCATTACTTGCCAGCCAACCAAACAAGATGCCATAGATCAGATGGTGGCTTTGTCAATCGCTGAGGAGATCGAGCCAGGTGGCGAGCTTAGGGCAGAGCCAGATGAACTTAGTGTTGGTGACTTTGTGAGATGGGGCTCAGGTGACAATGTTGCTCAGGGTCGCATCACCAGAATTGTTAGAGATGGCGAGATAAATGTCCCAGACTCTAGCTTCACAATCACCGGCACAGCAGATGACCCTGCTGCACTTATCAGGATCTACCGCGAGGGCGAAGATGGCTGGAACCCAACCGATGTGCTAGTCGGTCACAAGTTCTCTACCCTAAACAAGATTGCAGAACTAAGAGCAACAAGAGAACTGCCTGACAACTACAGACCAGCCCTAGCCGAGGATGTCCCACAGGGCAGAGCTTGTGGCAACTGCTTCTTCTTCAATGAGGAAAGAATCAACGAGGCTGGCGATAAAGCTTGGTGCGAGCGTTGGGATGACTTTGTTGATGGTGGCTTCTACTGCAACGCTTGGGAGCCAGATGAAGATAACGATGATGATGACAACATGGGTGAGATTAGGGCTATAAACCAAGATGCCCCTGCTTACATGAGAGCAGCAGCTCGCCGAGGCCTTGAGTATTACGAGCAAGGTCTAGCTGGCGATGGTGTCACACCTGGCACTATCCGCGAGGCCCGAGCTATGGCAGAAGGCACAGTCAGCGATGACAAGTGGATAAGAATTGCTGCTTGGATTGCTCGACACCTTGTAGATCTAGACAGCCCAGATGCCAACCCCAACTCAGACAACTACCCATCAGCCGGTGTTGTTGCTCACTTGCTTTGGGGTTCAGGTCCATCTAAGCGAGCTGCACAGAGGACCAAAGACTACGCTGATTCGGTTGTTGCTAGAATCAGAGCAGAGGAAACTACCAGGATGACTAAACAAAACAAGTGGCTAGATGTTGCGAGAGCGATTGCCCTAAAGATTGACGGCCCACAGGCTAAACAGCCAGAGGTCAGAACTAACAGCGTTGACTTCGAGGTCAGAGCTGAGGGCGATGGTATGAGCTTCACCGGCTACGCCTCAGTATTCAACAGTCCTTCTGAGGATCTAGGTGGCTTCATCGAGTATGTTGCCCCAGGTGCTTTTAGGCGTTCCCTACAATCTCGCAACGAGGTAAAGCTTCTCTGGAACCATGACGCAGGTGAACCGCTTGCATCACTTCGCGGTGGCACCATGCAACTTGTCGAGGATGACCGAGGCCTAAAGGTCACAGCACAACTTCCCAACACAACCCGAGGCAGAGATGTTGCCGAGCTACTTAGGACTAAAGTTATAGACTCCATGAGCTTTGGCTTCAATGTCATCAAGGACTCATGGTCAGCAGATGGGAAAACAAGAACCTTGGAATCAGTAAGACTTTTTGAGGCCTCGATCGTTAGTTTCGCTGCGTATCCCGCAACAACCGCAACTGTTAGATCTACTGACCAGGCGATTGACCCAGACAGACTTGCCGATGCACTGCTAAGGCTAGAGTCCGGCGATGATCTCGATGAGGCTCAGGCAACTCTAATCACCGATGTTGTTGGCAAGCTAAAGGCACAGCCAGAATCAGAAGATGTTGCAGACAACGGCCTTGACTTGCTAGACCTAAAGAAAAAGCAGTTTGACCTACTACTGAAAAGGATCTAACCATGGCAACTCAAGATGAAATCAAGTCAGCTATACTAAAGGCTGCTGGCAACCCTTCAGCCGGTGCTGTTGCTGAGATAGCAGATGAGCTTGCAAAAGCAGTCTGGGAACTTGACAACAAGAACTCAAATAACCCAGCCAAAGAAGCACGGGTTATTGACGCAAAAGAAACTCGCTAACTAGTTTCTTTCCCCAGCTCGGCCCCCTTCCTGAGCTGGGGTTTTTTTGTGCCTATAAACTTGTGAGTAGCAGTTGAGTGTAAGCACCGCTGTGTCTGTTGAGTGTCAGCACCGCAGGAAACCCTAATCAACTAACTAACAGGAGAATCATGTCTGACTTTATCAAGTCACAAATGGATGCTCGCAACAACCTCATCGCTCAGGCGAGAGAAGTCCTAGACTTCGCTGAGGCTGAAAAGCGTGGCCTATCCGCAGAAGAAAACCAGAAGATTGCTCGTATCGAAGCTGACATCGACTCAGCCGACACCGCTATCTCAACTGCTCGTTCAATCGCAGACCGCGAAGCTCGTGCAGCCGAGGCATCCGCTTCATTCGCACCAGCAACCAACTCACCAGCTAACAGCGATGCAGACATCCTACGCTCAATCGCTATGGGTGAAACTCGTGGACACGAGTTCGTTCGCGAAAACAGAACTCTAGTTCCATCAGCTAACACTGTTGGCCAGAGCTTCTACGACCAGGTATTCCAGATCGCACAGCTAGTTGGCCCAATGCTAACTGTGTCTGAGGTCTTTTCCACGCAGAGTGGGGAGAATCTAGTAATTCCGACAGTCACCGCGACTTCAACATCAGGATCAGTTGCAGCAGCAGGAACCATCTCTGAGAGCAACCCAACATTCTCATCCATCACCCTTGGTGCTGAGAAGTATGGTGCTCTAGTGCAGGTTGCACAGGAGCTAGTCACCGATGCTGGATTCGACATCACAAGCTACATCGCACAGCAGCTTGGAACCTCACTTGGCCTAAAGGTCAACGATGTTCTAACCACAAAGCTATCCGCTGCTGCTGGATCAGTAGTTCGCGGAACCGCTACCAACTTCGCTGCTTCATACGAGGACTTGATTGACCTTGTATACGGCATCGCTGATGGTGCTCGTGTTCTACCTGGACTTGGTTTCCAGATGAGCAAGACCGGTATCGCTGCTGCTCGTAAGCTAAAGGATGACTCAGGTTCATACATCTGGACCGACTCAGCAGTACCAGGACAGCCAGCAACCTTGCTTGGCTACCCAGTATTCGAGAACCCAAATGTTGCTGCTGTTGGAACTGCTGCTAAGTCAGTATTGTTCGGACACCTACCATCATTCAAGGTTCGCGTTGCAGGTGGAATGAGAGTTGACCAGTCAGCTGACTTCGCTTTCAACACTGACACTGTGACCTACCGAGGCCTAATGCGAGTTGATGGTGGACTAACCCACGCAACTCACATCGGTTTCTACCAGGGTAAGTAATTAGCCCTAGCTAAATAAGCTGACAAGCCCCAAGCGTGTAGG